ATGAACCTTGCCGCGACCAATGAAGGCGGCTGGACTAGCTGCGACATGCGAACCAAGCATCTACCTGGCATTCTATCCAAGATGCCGACGGAAGTACAAAACAGCATTCAGGAGGTGAACAAGCTGACTTCGGCGGGGAACTACAGCACTACCATTGTCACGACCGCAGACAAGTTATTCTTGCTGTCTGAAATAGAGATTTTTGGCATCGTCGACCGCTCTGTGAACGGTGAAGGCACATTGTATGACTATTATAAGGCAGCAGGTTCCCGTATTAAGACTTTCAACGGTACTGCGACTGTATGGCGAGAGCGCTCGCCGAGTGCAGACTACGATTATATGTTCTGTAATGTATACTCCACTGGTACCTCTAGCCAATCCGATGCAAACTATGACCGCGGCGTAGCCTTCGCATTCTGCTTCTAGGGGGATTGTGCATTATGGGAATGTTTTTAAGGCGTGGACCTGCGCCGCACAGAACGAGAATGTCTGATCTGGAAATTGGGCGCAGTATCAAACTGAATCTGAACGGCACTCCGTGGGACTGGCTGGTGGTGCATCAGGGGCTGCCATCAAGCATCTACGACGCAAGCTGCGACGGCACTTGGCTGTTGATGAAGGATATCTATGAGCAACGCTCATGGGACAGCGCCAATGCGAACAAGCTGGAAAGCAGCACCATTCACAGCTATCTGAACAGTGATTTTTTAAGCCTGTTCGATCACAACATCCAAAGTGTTATCAAGCAGGTAAAGATCCCGTACCGCCAAAACGGCGGTACTAACGGTACTGACCAGAGCGGTGCAAATGGATTGTCTGTAAAAGCTTTTCTACTATCTGGGTATGAAGTTGGCTTCACGACAAGTGACAGCCTCTACTTCCCGGTAGATGGCGCGAAGCTGGACTACTTCACCGCAAGCTCTGGAGGCAACGTCAAGCGCATCGCAAAATTCAATGGCTCACCATACGGCTGGTGGCTCCGCTCCCCGTACGACGGTAACGCACTCAGTGTGTGGTACGTCGACTCCTCCGGAAGCCGAAATCGACTCTCCTCATACACTTCATACGGTGCGCGACCCGCAATCATTCTCCCCAGTGACATGCTAGTCACCGATGACATGCTCGCAGCATAAGGAGGCACTATGTACATCACACATAACAATCAAATCTACGCGAACGTCCGGGTATACAGCACCTCCGGCTCGGCCCGGTTTACGGGCGATTCTCTTTCGGGGGTGACGGCGCTGACCGGTCCCGTCGTGGTCTTCGCGGACAACGGCTTCCAGATGCAGACCTATACGCCGGGCGATTTTCTGCGGCAGGACATCCGAGACGGCAGCTGGCTTCTGACGAATATCCCGCTGCCGGAGCCGCAGCCGGTCGTGGTGACACCGGCTGAATACGGCTTGACCGTTTCCACGGCAAATGCGGTCAGGCTTCTCATGGCGGGCAAGCAGCCAACAACGGCGGATGAAATCATTATGTGTTCGGCGCTCTACGACGAGTGGCAGGAGGGAAAACATGTTGCCGGGGACGTATTCTGCGTGGGCGGTGAACCATGGGAATGTTTCCAGAACTACGATAATGCGGTTTACCCGGATATCAAGCCCGGAAATTCTGCATGGTATACGTTCAACAGGCCATATCATGGAACTTCACGCGAGACGGCGCGGAATTTCGTGCACCCAACGGGCGCACACGACATCTACAAAAAAGGTGAATGGGCAGTGCAAGACGGTAAATTCACCAAAGCGAACCAAGATACAGCATATAGTCTCGCAGAATACCCGCAGGCGTGGGATGTGGAAGAATAACAGCCGCCGCAAGGCGGGAAAGGAGCCGAGATGAATGAAGTAGATATGGAACACCGCCTGACAGTGGTGGAGAAGCTGGCAAAAGGAAACGAGCGGCGCATTGTCGATCTGGAGTCCGACAACAAAGCCTTGCAGGAATTGTCGAAGTCCGTCGCCGTCATGGCGGAGCAGATGAAGACCATGAACAGCAAGGTAGACAGCATGGACACCGCCGTCAAGCAGCTCCAGAGCGTCCCCGCCAGCCGCTGGGAGGGCTTGATCAAAGCCGCAGTCACAGCAATTGTCGCAGGCTTAGTCGGCTGGGCAATCGCACAGATCGGGATTCACTGAGAAAAAACCACGCCGCAAGGCGCGAAATTTGAAAGGAGAACTACATATGAACGCAAAATGGTGGAAAGCCGCGGGCATCCGCGCAATCAAAACCGTAGCACAGACAGCAGTCGCAACGATTGGCACGTCGGCACTGCTGAACGAGGTCAACTGGATTGCCGTCGCTTCGGCGTCCGCGCTGGCGGGCGTTTTGAGCCTGCTGACCTCGGTCGCCGGTCTACCGGAGGTCAAGGAAGATGGAGATTGACAGCTCCATCCGCGCAAAGTGGCACGGCGGAAAGCGAAAGCTCTCCGCCATCACCGCGATTGTGATGCACTACACCGCAAACGTCGGCTCAATGGCGACGGCAAAGGGAAACGCCCGCTATTTTGAGGGCGGCAGCGAGGGGCGCAAAGCCTCGGCGCACTACGTCGTAGACGAAGGGTCGACGGCGTATGAGTGCGTACCGCTCGATACCGTCGCGTGGTCCGTCGGAGACGGGAGCAAGGGTCCGTATGGGCAGCTGGTGAACAACTACAACTCCGTGTCCATCGAGATGGTCAGCCACACCGACGAGCGGGGCGCGTATTACATTCCGGAGGAAACGCAGCGGCATGCAGCTGAGCTGTACGCGCAGCTCAAAAGGCATCTGCCGAACGTCAGATACGTCGTGCGCCACTACGACGTGAGTTTAAAAAAATGCCCCGCGCCGATGGTCGACGAGGCGGCATGGGCAAAATTTAAAAATCTACTCGAGGAGGCGACGGAAGTGCGCTACGAAAAACTGAGAGACGTCAACAACACGCTCTACCGCGCGACGCTGGACAAGCTCATTGCAAAGGGCTTGCTCAAAGGAAAAGGCGGAGAGGGAGAGGACCTGACGCTGGACCTGTCGGAAGACAACGTGCGCATGCTTGTGATTCTCGACCGGACCGGCGTGTTTGATAAGTAAGCTGCCCGCCGCGCTCTGCCGGAAGGAGGGACGCCTTTGGCGAGCGCGAGAGTCAATATACCCGAAGATCTGTCCGGTTTGCTGCACAGCGAGTGGGAGCGCGTCATAGAGGAGACCGGATACAGCAGGCAGGACGCCGAGATCGTGCGCCGCTACATCGTGGGGAAACTCCCGCAGATCGACGTTGCCGTCGAGCTGTGCATGGAGCGCAGCACACTGTCAAGACGCCTGCCAGGAATCTATACCAGAGCGCGGCAGACAGCACGAAAACTGCATATGATATGAAATCCCCGGTGCCAGACTACGGCACCGGGGATTTTCGTATTTCACGCAACTTCACATTCCCGCACGTTCGCGCCACCCTTAAAAATCTGCGCTCCGGTACAATGGGAGCATAAGGAGGGACGCACGATGGCGTATAACCCATACACTGGGCGCTGGGAAATGGACGGCGCGCAGCAGGTGCAGATGCAACCTTTGCCGCGACCGCAGCCGGCACAAATGCAAGTGCAGCCGCCAAAGCTCGGCGTGCTGACGGTCGCCAGCGAGGCAAGCATCAACAATTTGCAGATGCAGCCGAACGATAACGCGCTCGCGCTGCATGAAACGGAGAATCTGCTCTATTACATCCGGACAGACAGCATGGCGGCAAAAACCGTCGCAAGGTTCCGCATTTTTCCGGAGCCGACCGAAGAAGAAAAGGCAGCAAACCAGTTACAGGAGCAGTTGAAGCAGATCGCAGAAGGTATGCAGAGTATGGCGGAAAGACTTGAGAATTTGGAGGGAAAAGTAAATGCAAAATCCGATCATGGCGCTGATGGGCGGAAACAGCGGAAACAAAGTGTTGAGCGGGCTGATGCAGACGGCAATGACGACGCTTAAAGGACAGAGTCCGCAGATGGTCCTGAGTTTCCTTGCCTCGCAGCCGGGGTTTAATGACTGGTTCGAGGCGAACAAAAACAAAACCGTGGGAGACCTCATAGGGCAGATTAAGTGATACCACGCGAAAGCGTTTATCAAATCTGACGGAAAGGAGGGACATCTATGGACAACAAGGACTATGGCTTCGGCGGCTGGGGCATTGTGATTCTCATTGCACTGTTTTTCCTGCTCTTCGCCGGACGAGGCTTCGGCGGCAGCGGCGAAAGCTCGCCCGCTACGCAGGCAGACGTGCAGCGCGCCACTGACTTTGCCGCACTGGAACGCCAGAACAACGAGGGCGTCGCAGCGACGCGCCAGAGTGCGTATGACGTCACAAGCGCCGTCAAGGACAACGCCTACAACATTCTCGGCGAACTGCGGGATTTGCAGTCTGTCACAGAGGGCGGCTTCTCCGCGCAGCAGAAGTGCTGCTGCGAAATTCTCCGCGCGATTGACGGCGTGAACTACAACGCCAGCATCAATGCATGCGAGATCAAGACCGCCATCCACGCCGAGGGCGAGGCAACGCGGACGCTCTTGCAGCAGCAGGAGAACCAGCGCCTGCGCGACGAACTCGCACAGAGCCGCGCCGCGAACAACGACTATATGCAGTCGCAGTACATCCTCGGCCAGCTGGGCAGGTATTATCAGAACCCGCCCTGCAATCCGTGCGGCTGCGGCGGCTAACAGCCGGAAACATCCTGATATAACTATCCGGGGCGATTGCCCCGTTTTTCATAATTTTGAAAGGAGTAATTTAAATGGCTTGTAATAACGGCAATGGAAATCGGGCGTATCTGAAATCTTGCGTCCGATATTTTAATAACAGCCCGCAGACGCTTGCGGCAAACGCCGCGACAGTGCTGACGCTTGCGGGCGCGAAGGTCGTAAATTCCGGGGAATCCATTCAGGTGGAGCCGCAGAGCTACGACACCGTAAAGATCGGTCTGTACCACCTGGCAGCGGACGCGGTCATTGCGTCGTCTGCGGCGGGGGAAATCACCTTGCAGTGGTACATGGACGGCGTCGCGCTGCCCTGCACGCTGCGCAAGGTAACGCTTCCGGCGACCGGAAACACCGAGATCCACACGGAGACGGAACTGGCGCTGCCCGGGTGCTGCTGCTGCGTGAACCACACCTTTACCCTCATTGCGACGACCGACTCGACGGCAGCGGGCAATGTGGTCGAGCTCTGCACCGGCCTGCTCAAGCTTGCTTAGCCTATGACGGACAAGATCAAAGCCTATAAGGCAAAGCTCTGCGAGGCGCTTGAGGCGTGTATGGCGGAGCCCGTGAGCTCCCGAAGCGTGGGCAGCTGCACCATGCTCATGGACGCGCTGTGCAAGGCGGATAAGATCACGATGGAGTCCGAAGCCTCCACGTTTACCGAGGACGACGCGCGGCGCTGGACAGAGCACATGGAAAATGACGACGGCTCGATGGGCGCGCACTGGACGCTCGAGCAGACCACGGCTGTGGCCAACAGCATCGGCGTGCACGTCGACCCGTGGATTTGGTTCGCGGCACTCAATATGGAGTACTCGGACAACTTCGACGTCGCGCAGAAATACGGCCTCGACCGGCCGGAATACTACGCAGACCTCGCGAAGGCGTTCCTATTTGACAAGGACGGCGGCGGCCCCGAGGCGAAAATCGCCGGGTATTATCACGGTATCGTAGAGCCGAGGCTCGAAAGAGATTGAACACAGTAAAAACACAGTAATCTGATTTTACATTGGTATTACTTTGGATTTATATGCTTCGAATCTCTCCTTCCGCGCCAAAATGAAAGCACCTGAGAAAATGATTCTCAGGTGCTTTTGTTTGCATATTTAGGAATTTCAACAACCGAACGCCGAACTTTACGCGAAAAATGTTTTTAATTTTTGACTAAAATGGTCTAGCAAGACTTAGCATATCCTAGCACCAAAATACGCGCCTGTGAACACAGAAAAAACACAGTCAAAAATTACGGTCCATCTTTGCTGCTGCCTCATCGATCGTATTGTCTAGTACATCGGTGTAAATGTCCATTGTGGTCGATAGCTGCGCGTGACCGAGGAGCGTCTGGGCGGTTTTATAATCCACGCCCGCGTCGTGCAGCGCGGTCGCGTAACCATGTCGGATCTCATGCGGTGTGACCGTGACGCCGCTCTCGGTCTGGTAGGCGGCGTACAATCTTGTGACGCGATGGTTCATCAGCGGGCTTTCGCCGCCATCGTCAGAAAAAATGTACCCATGCTTTTTATTGGGCAGGGCAGAGGACAGCGCCGACAAAAGCGGAACGACGCGGTCACCTGCCTCTGTCTTCGGGCTTTTGATATACGGACGCGCGCCAATGTAGTAGGCGGACTTGTTAATTCGGACCTTTTTCGCCTTGCGGTCGATATCCTCATAGCGCAGCGCAAGCGCTTCCCCTCGGCGGCAGCCGGTGTAATAGATCAGATACGCAAAGAGCCCGAACGTTTTGTCGAGGCTCTTTTTGATTAGTTTGATCTGCGCAGGACCGGGCGCGCGGCGCTTTGCCTGCGGCAGGTTCTTCGGCAGTAGAACGGCGTCAGCCGGATTGTAGGCGATGTACCCTTCGCGCTGGGCCTTGTTGAGAATTTGACGGATGATCTGGCGCTGCGTGGTAACGGTCTTTTTGGCGTAGGTTTTGGCAAAGCAGTTGATGTATTTCTCCACGTCCTTCGCTGTGATCGACGAGACGTCCGCTTTGCCAAACTCAGCGATTGCCCGATTGTAGGCGGGCTTGTAGTTTTTGTAGCTGTTGTCGGCTAGCGTCGGCTCGATCTCGTTCCACCAGGCGTGCGCTACGTTCTCAAAGGTCTCGGTCTTCCCAGCGGCCACGTCGGCGCGGTAGCTTTTGACCTTCTCCCAGACCTCGCGGTCGGTTCGGCCGCGGAAGGCTTTGCGCTTGCCGTTTATTTTGATGATCGTCTCATGCAGCCCATCCGGGCGCACGTAGTACTTGGGGATCGCCATACAAACCTCCCGTGTCAGACTTGGACACAGACGCGCAAGGCGGTGCGAATCCAGCCGAGGTTCGGGTTGCGCAGGTCGATAATCAGCGCAGCCAACGCCAGCGTCAAAACGGCACACAAAACAAAAATAATACCGGTTCGAACGCGAAGCCCACGCGCATAGACCCGCAGCATCTGATTCGCGTGCGCTAGTTCCTGCTGGATTTCGTCCGGCTGTTCCGGCTGTCCATGGCATTTGATTTCGTATACGTCATCAATGGAAACATCCAGCGACTTGCAGATCGGCGCGGCAGTCTGAACATAGGTATTCTTTGTCTCGCCGCGCAGAAACTGCGCCACAGCGTTGACCGAAACGCCGGATTCGTCGGCAATGTCCTGGTATGTTTTGCGTGGGCGCAGATTTTGCCATTTTTCGCGGCAAACTTCCCATAGTTGCTTATCCAAAAAAAACATCCCCCCTTGCAAAAACCATCTGTAATGGGTCATAAAAGCCTAGATCAACGGC